CCGATCTTGGCGATGCGACGCCAGGCGTTCTCGACGAAGTCAAAGCCCGCAATCAGGCTCTTGTTGGCGATGTTGGACATTATGCCCGGCAGGCTCATGGTGCTGGCCGCAGCCTCGAGGATTTCGGTCGGGCTTGCTCCAACCGCGGGGATGTAGCGCCCTTCGGCCGCGGCGGCGAGGCGGATAAGCCCCGCCACGCCGATGTTGCGGAAGCGGTGGGCCGCATCCAGCGTCTGCTCGCCGTAGTCCTTGACGAGCTGCTCGTCGCTGAACGCGTTGGTCGCCAGACACGCGGCGGCTTCGATCACCTTCGGCGTCGCATCGGAGCGCCCGCTGATCGCGCCGGGTGCCGGCGCGCTGGGCCGCGAGGCGCGGAGCACTTCAAGCTCGGTGCGCGTGGCGTCCCAGCCATCCTCGATGGCCTTGGCCTCTACCGCCGGGAACTTGCCGTCGCAGGCCAAGCGGATGGCGGCGATCCGCCTGCTCTCGGCGGCCGCCTCAGCACGCATCGCCTGAACGGCGTCGCTGAGTCGACCTGAGCCCGGGGCGGGGGCGGTCGAGGCGTCCGCAGCTTCCTTGGCGTGGGCCTCGACGCGGTGCTGGTCCTGCCGCGACTGGTATTGGATGCTCTGCTCAGCCGTATCTTCGGTCGCCGTGGTGGTGACGTCCATGTCGCTCATCGCGTGGTTCTCCTTGTCGTGTGCCGCGATCCGGGCGGTCGTGCTCGTGTCGGCACCGCTGTCGACGAAACTGATCTCTTTGAGGACGGCCCGGCGCACGACGTGTACGGGGCCGGTGAAGGTTTGGACGTTGACCCGGACGCTGACCCCGCCGGGCACCAGTTCGGCCTCGACGACCGCCGCGCCGATCGATGCCTGCCAGGGAAAGCCGTTTGCGCCACTTCGCGCGACATCCCGCGCCCAGGACGTGTCGCGACTGATCAGGCCCTCGGCGACGAGGTTGCCCCGCTCAACAGAAACCCGGTGCGTGTGCCCAACGCCCTGGCGGCGCTCGTGGTCCAGGCGGATCGGCAGGTTCTGTGACGGGATGTCCAGGCCCGCGAGGTCGACCACCACGGGGTGCGGGAACCCAGCGATCCGCATCAGTCCGCCGGTGTAGGCGACCATGCGGAACTGCGGCAGCGCCGGAACCTCACCGTCCGTGCCGGATGCCGCGGCTTCCACCGTCAGTGGCCCGCGCATCGTCACGAACTCAGGCTGCTTGTCGTTGATCGCCGGTGTCGTCGACATCCGTGTCGTTCTCCTGGTCGGTCTGCGACGGGTCTTCGGGGCTGGCCTCGGATGCACTGAGCCCCAGTTCGTCCATCAGCTGCTTTTCCTTCGCCCGCTGGCGAAGCTCGCCTTCCCAGTCCTTGCCCTGCCGCGCGTATTCGCTCGCGAGCGTGGTGGTGTGGTTTGCCAGTCGCGTCGCTTGCGCGTTGGCCTCCTTGGCCGGATCAACGTGCTCGGTGCCGTCCCAGAACCACTGGTGCGACATCTCTTTGTCCTTGAGGTCGCCTCGGAGGAAGGCGAAGTCGCTCAGCAGTCGCGCTTCGTGAAGCCAGGCGGCGAAGATGGGGTCGAGCACCGACGTATTGCAGTCGGACTGCTCCACGCGGATCGATTTGAAGTAGGTCTGGTGGTCGAGGCGGCCCGAGGCGTAGTTGTAGCCCGACGAGTTGCCTGCAGCGACGTTGAACGGCATGTTCAGGCAGCGGGCAATCTCGTTCAGCAGCTCGCGCTTGAACTCGCTGTAGGTCGTGCCCGGTTGCTCGGCCTTGATCTGCCCGAGCTTCCACCCGTCGGGCAGCACGGTGGCCATCCGCTTCTCGAGCTCGACAATGTCCATCGGTTCGACCGCCGCCGCTTCGCCGTTGGCCGGCGCGTCGGTAAACAGCACGGCCGCGAAGTCGGCCGCCGTTTCCGCAGCGCCCAGGACCGCGAGCGTGTACCGCCTCAGCTGCGCGAACAGTGGAAGCGCCGGCGTGATCTCGGGCACGCCGCGGAGCTGGCCCGGGCGGTCGGGCCGGAACCAGTGGATCACGTCGGCGGCGGGCACCGCGTCGTAGTGTGCGGTTGGCGAGTCGGGCGCGTAGGCCTCGCCGGGGTGCAGGCGGAGGATCGTGTAGGTGCGGGGGTTGCCGTGCCGGTCGAGGATGATGCCGTCGACGTCGCTCGTGGTCGGTAGCACCGCCATCGTCGGCGACACCACGCGGTCGGCCTCCACCAGCCTCACGTCGAGCTGGACCGGCGCGTCCATCACCGGGTTGGCGGTGAGCACCGCGAAGACCTCGCCGTCGGTCGCCTTGGCCATCCGCATCGTGCGGAGCTTCTCGGCCAGGCGGACCTCGCGTGCCCACTCGGCGAACGCGGACTCGACCACGCGGTTGACCTCCGGGTCGTCGGTCAGCACCTGCAGCCGTGGCCCGGTGCCCACGCAGTCGTTGGCCAGCGTCAGCACGACGCCTTTCGCGTAGGAGTTGTTCGCCACCTCGTAGCGGGCGCGGTTGCGGAGCGTCCGCCGGACTTCGTGCGAAGCGGCGGCGTTGGCCGACAGCCCGTCGGCGTTCTGCCAGTGGCGGGCGTTCTCCACCGTGGTGGCGGCGGCGTCGTACCGCGCTTTCAGCGCCCCCAGCGTTACCGGGAGGGACCGTAGGGCCTTCGTGCTCTTTGGGAACGGCCACATCAGACGGTCCCTCCCGGGTCCACCTTGACCAGCTTGATGCCGAGTCCCTTCGACCGGCTGGCCTTCTTGGACTCGAGGTACTTGTCGGCAGCGACCTGGTCGGCCAGGCCGTGCTGCTCGACGGACCCCGAGTCACCGCTGGCCCTCCGTGGCCCCGCGGCGTTCTCCTTGATCGCGTTGTCGAGTTCGTCAGCCATCAGTCACCTTGTGCGAGCACCGAACTGATCAACGTGCGCTGTCGCTGGCGACGCAGCCGCTGCGCGAAGGTCGCGACGGCCCGGGCCGGGTTGCGGCCCTCCAGATGCGCGACCCATGCCTCTTGGACCGCATCGGGGCGGTCCTCAGCCCGCACGTAGCGCATCTCGGTGTGAAGCGCGTGAGGATCGGCGACCGGCGGCAGCGTGCGTGTCATCAACAGGAAGGTGTCAGCACAACGGGGATGTGATGGGTGATGGGAAAGATCGACGCCAGATCGTTACACCGGTGGAATTCGCGAGCGATACTCCCCGCGGGACGGCTCGCCCGCGACGGTTTCGCGCGTCACGATCCGCCGCCCGCAGTGGCGGCAAGCGCGGACGCGGGTCACGCCGCGGTTGGTCGGACGGGTGTAGACGACGCGGAAGTCGCGGCACCCGCAGGCGCGGCACTCGAAGCCGGCAACGGCCGGGCTGACACTCTCGGTCTGGATCATGAGCGCCTCCGTTGGATCTGCGACAGCTTGATCCTGCGGCGGGTGGGGTCGCGCTGGGTGTCGGTGCCGAACAGCACGCTGCCCTGCATGCTCGCGGCGACGGCGCAGCCGACCAGGCAGTCGAGCCAGTGGTTGTCCCGGCCCGGCGCGATCAGCTTCCACTCGTCGACCCGGCGGCCGCGCCCCTCGGTCTTCACCCGGTACTCGGCGGTCAGATGCTCCGACAGCAGGCGGTGCCCGTCCTTCGCGCCGGGCACGAACAGCGACAAACAGCCGGGATCGCCCATCGGCACCGACAACCGGGCCTGCACGAAGCTCTTCCAGTAGTTCGTGTCGATCAGCGCGTATCGCACGCCGCGCAGCGCTCGCTTGCCCTGCACGTTGGGGATGCGCCAGTGCAGGCCCTGTCGCTCGCCCCGCTTGGGCTTGTAGTCGGAGAACGGCACGCTGGACGCGCCAACGTATTTGCCGTGGCTGGGCATCAGCACGGCGGCGTGCGGGCTCTGGCGGCAGAACTGGTACACGACGTCCGTGGAGTTGCCCCAGTTCGCATCGATCAGGCACCGCTGCACCGCCATCTCCGCGCCGTCGTCGCGACGCCAGCGGCGGGTTAGACGCTGCCCGCTCAGCGCTTCCAGGCCGGCGTAGATCGCGCCCTCCTGCCCGGTGCCCGCGTGGGTGCTCATCAGCGTCTTGCGGATGTCGCGGAGCGTGAAGTAGCCGCGGCGCTGGTCCGGATGCGTGCCGTAATCGACGACGTACCCGGTGAAGTTGTCCTCCCACCCGCAGATCATCCAGAACAACGCGTTGGCCTGCACGTCGACGAACATGGTCAGGTGCTGGACGCCGACCGGCACCTCGTTGCGCTTCATCCCGTTGGTCTTCGCGGCGATCTGCTCGGCGCTGAGCAGGTCGTCGGCGTCGCTGGCGTCGGGGAGCGGTTCGTTCTGATACTCGGCCCAGAACGCGGCGTCGCCCTGGTCGAGCTTCAGGTTCATCGCGTGCTGGATGGCGCTGAGCTCGTCGGGGTTGTGCCGCTGAGGCCAGGCGACCCGAGCCCCTTCGTCCATCGCCGCGCGGTGTTGGCGGTAAAACTCCGTGGCTTCCCCCGTCCCGCGGTCCGCGCGCTGCCCGTCGGCGCGGAGCTGCGCGTAGCGATGCCACAGCTTCTCGTTGGCCGGGAACGCATAGACCATCCGCGTCCGCTGGCCCTGCCACTGAGGGTGCTTCTCGCGGTTGAGGATGCGGTCGGCCATGTCGTCGGGGCGGACGACGGTGACGGTCATCAGGCCGGCGATCTTCCGCCCGGGGCCGGCGAGGCCGAGGATCGCCCCGGCGAGGATCTGCTCGCGGGTCGCGCACTGCGAGGGCGACCGCGCCGACTCGTCAGTCTGCGGATCGTCGAGCAACACCAGCGACGGCCGCGTGCTCTTCCCGTCGGCCCGCTTATGCTTCATGCCCCGGATGCGGCCGGTGATGCCGGCCACCTTGATGATGCCGCCCCCACCTGGCGAACCTTCGATCGTGGGCAGAACGATTTCCTTCGCCGTCCAGCCGATGTGCGTTCGCGCGCCGCGGTAGAGCTGCCCGTTCGCGCGCTGATGGATACCCTCGAGCGCCCGGATCGGGCCGGCGACCTCGGCGAAGTCCTCGTCGATGAGGTCGTTGTTCTCCAGCTCGCTCTTGATCGAGTCGAGCATGTCGGCGGCGTGGTCTTCGTCGCTGCCGATCAGCGCGACGAAGTCGCGATGGCCATAGAGCAAGGCCCACAGGCACGCCGTCTCGCAGAGGGTGGTCTTGCCCGACCCGCGCGGCATCGCCATGGCGAACAGCCCGCCTTCCAGCACGGCCTGCTCGATCTTGCCGATCACTTTCAGGTGGTCGTCCGACCAGGCGAGATGAAACGTCTGCGGGAAGTACGCCTCGCAGAACCCGCGGAAGCTCGAGCGGCACGCTTCGCGGCGGTCGGGGTGGATCGGCGGGTGGACCCAGCCCTCGGTCGCGATGTCGCGTGACGACTCGGAGGCGGCGCGGCTCCTCGTGTTCATCGCTTCCTTGTGGCGGGCGTACGCGTCGCCGCCGGGCGCGCCGTCCGCGGAGCCGCGCCGCTCATGGAACAGCCAGGCCGCGTACCGCAGCAAGTCGATCCGCCGCAGGTCGCCGGGGGCGGCGATCCGGTTGGCGGCCCGGTTGAGGTGCCGGTGGAGGACGTGCGGCTGCACCACCTCGCCCAGGGGTGTGGCGTTGAGCAGCCGCACGGCTTCGGCGACGCGGAGCTGGCGCGGGTCGATCTGGGCGGGCCTTCCGGAGGTCAACGGGCCTGCACCTCCCTCGCGAGCCACGCCGCGTAGTGCACCAGGTTGATCCGGCCGTCAGCCCCGGCGGGCGTGCCGGCGTCAAGATCGGCCTGCACCTGCTCGGCGGTGATCTTCAGTCCGCCCGCAGCCGACAGCAGGCGCGACACCTCCTCAATGGACAGCGAGGCGGGATTCACCGCGCTGGCGGCGCTGGGCTGAGCGGGCGTCTCGAAATTCTGGCTGGGCTGTTTGGCCATCGTCACATCTCCCGCAGACATCGCCGGTTACGGCAGTCGGAAAGTTGCCCACATGCCTGCGAATCGCCTTGCTGCGGGCGGGCGCTCATGGCTGAATGTGTCTGTAAACGCAGCGCCGAAAAGGAGATAGCGCCATGACAAACTTCGATGATCAAGACGGCAGCCGCGAGCTCGGCGACGTCTACCGCGCCACCGTCACTGACCTGATCGCCCGCCGCGAGGCAGGCACTTTCGCCTTCTTCGCCGACTCGATCGAGGACGCCCGCGAGAAGGCCTGGCGCATCGCCGGCCACCGCAACGGCAGCGACATCCACGTCCGCGTCGAGCGCGGCAACACCTGAATCCACCTCACCACCCGGAGCCCTGCTGTGCAGACACGACGCATCGAGCTTGAAGGCGACGCCGGCAACGTCGCGATCGAACGCCCACGCGGCAGCGACACCATCCGCATCGACAGCACCATCCGCGACCCGAAGCGCGGGGAGCGGGCCTGGAAGACGTGGGAACTGCCTGCCCGGACCAGCGACGAGGACCTCTTCAACGTCGCCGCCGAGGTGCAGCGCCGCACGGACGGACATCGCGGCACCAACAGCATGGTCCACGACTACTACCGCGAGATGCAGCGTTTCCAAGCCTGAACCAGAAAGGACCGCACCACCATGCCCAAGCAGACCGCACGCGATCTCTACGACGAACGCCGCGAAGACATCGCCCGCGTCCTGGACTGGATCGAGCTCGAACTCGAAAAGCACAGGATCAACGCGAAGGCCAACCCCGCCGACTGGGGCTACGCGGGTGACCTCGGGCACGTCCGGGAGAAGTTGATCGAGACGCTCGCCTTCCTCTCCAACAACGAGCTGCAAGAGATCGAAGACCTGCTCAGCGAATGTCGCTGAGCATTTTTGTTTCACCCTCCAACCAGGAGAACCGCAATGCAGAGAGACCAGATTCAGATCGGCAACACGTACACCGCGAAGGTCACCGACAAGGTCGTGCCCGTTCGCATCGACGCCGAGGATCCCAATGGCGGATGGACGGCAACCAACCTCGTCACCAACAAGAAGGTGCGGATCAAGACCGCCCAACGCCTCCGCGAAGAGGTGAGGGCCGACACGGCTGCGGTCAAGCGACCGGTCAGGAAGAAGCTGGCCGCCGCCGAGCGCCAAGCGCTGCGGGCCCAGCACAAGGCCGACCAGGAGAACGCCCGCGTCCGGGACGAGCGGGCCAGGGCCAAGGACGGCATGACCGACAGCGAACGTGCGATGGCCGAGAGCGCCCCGCAGAAGAGCATGGGCGTCGCCAAGCCCGCGAAGCCGAAGAAGGCCAGCGGACTCGACGCGGCGTTCGAGGTCCTGAAGAAGGCCAAGGAGCCGATGGCCAGCAAGGACATCGTCGAGAAGATGCTCGCCGATGGGATGTGGAGCACGGACGGCAAGACGCCGCACGCCACCATCTACGCCGCCATGGTTCGCGAGATTCAGAGCAAGGGCAAGGACGCGCGGTTCATCAAGATCGAGCGCGGCCGCTTCGCCGCCGGGAAGGGAGCGTGAACCTTGCCACGCACTCGCCCACGCCAGCGGGACGCGACCTTCCGCGTCCTCGATGACCACCTGGAGATGACGGTCAGCTTCCCGGACGCCCCCGACCGGTCGTACACCCACCGATGCTCGCGCGACATCTTCCGCGACGTCGCCCACACCATCCAAGAGCGGGCGGCTGGCGGCGCGACGCTCGAAGAACTGGTCGAAGCGATGGACGCCCCGTACTCCCAGGTCAACGTCGCCTTGGCGTTTTTGAAGGAACGGGGGTGCGTCGAGGTTCGCCGTCGGCGCACCTTTCCGGCATCGGCCTGGGTGTACGAGGACGCCATGACAGAGTTCATGTACCTGGCGGGATCTCCCGAGGCTGACTGACCTCACGCCCGCACCCCCGCGCCCGCCGCGACAGCCCCGGCCACCGTCGGGGTTGTCTCAGTCTGGATCGCAACCACGCCCGGGGTTCGCTCCGCCTTCTTCCCGGTGAACTGCTCCCACCGCTGAACGATGACGTCGCAGTAGGGCGGGTCGAGCTCCATCAGGTAAGCGCTGCGACCCGTTTGCTCCGCTGCCATCAGCGTGCTGCCGCTGCCGCCGAACAGGTCGAGCACGTTCTCGCCAGCCAGCGACGAGTACTGCAGCGCCCGCACGGCCAGCTCGACGGGCTTCTCGGTCAAATGCACCATCGACTGCGGGTTGACCTTCTTGACCGACCACACGTCCGCAGCGTTGTTGGGCCCGTAGAACTGGTGCGCGGCCCCGGCGCGCCAGCCGTAGAAGCACCATTCGTGGTTGCCCATGAAGTCCTTCCTGGTCAGCACCGGGTGCTCCTTCACCCAGATCAGCGCCTGCGAGAAGTACAGATCGTGCTTCTTCAGGAACGGTGGGTAGTTGGCGCAGTTGGCGTAGCCGCCCCAGATGTAAAACGCGCGGCCGGGCGCGAGCACGCGTGCGATGTTGCCGAACCACGCGTCCAGCAGGTGGTCGAACTGCTCGTCGGTGACGAAGTCGTTTTCGAGCGGCCGGTCCTTGGCCCGCATCTGTTTGTGCGTGGGCTTGCTCTTCTCCGGGTGGCGGGCCAGGTCGAGCTTCTGGTGATGGCCTGCGGAGCCTTTCGCCTTGGCCTTGGCGAACGACGAGTTGCCGGCGGCGATCGCGTTGTTCGAGCGCGGCTCGACCTTCACGTTGTAGGGCGGGTCGGTGTTGCACACGTGGACGACCTGGCCGTCTAGCAGGCGGTCGACGTGCTGCGGGTTGCTGCTGTCGGCGCACAGCAGGCGGTGGTTGCCCAGCACCCACAGGTCGCCGGGCTGCGTGGTGGCTCCGTCCGGCGGCGAGGGCACATCGTCGGGATCGGTCAGCCCCGACTGCACGTCGCCGGACATCAGCCGCGTCAGCTCCTGCGGGTCGAAGCCCAGCAGCCCGAGGTCGAAATCGAGCTGCTCGAGGCCCGCCAGTTCGACCGGTAGCAGCTCGTAATCCCACTCGGCGATGGCGGCGGTCTGGTTGTCGGCGATGCGGTACGCCTTGATCTGCGCTTCGCTGAGGTCGGTGGCGACGTGGACCGGCACCTTGGCCAGACCCAGCTTCTTCGCCGCCTTCCAGCGGGTGTGCCCGACGATGATCACGCCGTCCGCGTCGACGACGACGGGCTGGCGAAAGCCGAACTCCCGCAGGCTGGCGGCCACGGCGTCCACCGCCTCGTCGTTCTGGCGGGGGTTGCCCGGGTAGGGCTGGACCTGGTCGGTGTCACGCAACTCAATCTTCATGGCGAATCCCTTCGTGAAAGAAAGTCTGTCCGGTATGGCCGCCGTTCCCGCCGGCATCTCCTGCGTTTCGCGGCCGGGAAGGAACCATGCTCAGGCCGGCCCGCCTGCCACACTGGCACGCGACGCACGCCGCCCGACGTTGGCCCGTGTTGGGCCGGGGCGGGGGTTGGGAGGTGGCGTCGACCCTCGGCGTGGAACGCGGCGTGGGCCAACGACGCGGCCCGTTGCCGCCTCGCCCCCTGGGGTGCCGATATGTTTTGTGCGCGTCCGTCCGGTCGCGGGGCACGCCTGGCCCGTTCGTTATGTTTTGTGTGCGCCCCTTTAGGGGGCGCACAAAACAAAACGAACCAGGCGTGCGGCTTGTGTTTTGTGCGCCTCCGCGAGCGCACAAAACTAAACGCCGAAGCCGATCTTTTTGGCGCACAAAACACGTCACAAAACACGTCCTCACGGGGTGGCCTCCTGCTCTGGAGGTGTCGCGGCGCGGCGGTAGGTGAACGGCGAGTTGCGGCCGCCCGACCCCTCGCGGTGCATCAGCCCGTCGGCGTCGGCCATCCGCAGCAGGTTGTCCGCCGCCCACCGCGACAGGCCCGCCTGCACGGCCTTGCCGATCAGCGACGACCGGGTGGCCGGCTCGCCGTCGACGAACGCCTGCACGAACGCCTGGGGCGTCCACTCGTCCTTTTTCTCGCCCCGCTTCTTGCCGCCCTCGGACCGCAGCTGCGACGGGTCGAGGTCGTCGGCGGCGTACCAGACCGGGAACGACCACCGCAGGCACCGCGGCGACACCGGCGGCCACGAGCGAACCGCCGCGTCTAGCACGACCGCGTCGTCCTCCTCGTGCGACCGCAGCACGACGTGCGTGTCGGTGGCCCGGCTCTGGCTGCCGGCCCCCGCCCCGACGTCGGTGACGCTCTTGGCCGACTGGCTGCCCTTGGTGGTGTGGTGGATCAGGACGAACGAGCAGCCCAGCCGGTCCGCGTAGAGGTCCAGGTGGTTGTAGAGCGACGCCATCGTGCCGTTGTCGTTCTCGTCCATGTCCCGGGGCATGAACCTGTAGAAGGCGTCGAGGATGATCACGCGGTAGCGGCCGGGCTCGACGCTCTGGAAGAACGCGCCCAGGGTGTAGACGTCCTTGAGCCCGCCCCGCAGGTTGTGCACGAACACCCGGTCGGCGTAGGCGTCGGCGGGGATGCCTCGCGCTTCTGCGACCTTCGGGATGCGGTTGGCGCTGGTCTCTCGGTGCAGCTCGTTGTCGAGGATCAGCACCTCGCCGCGCTCGCAACGGAACTGCTCGAGCCAGTCGCGGCCGGTGGCCACCGCCAGGGCGAGGTCGAGCACGAGCCAGGACTTGCCCATCTTGGGGGCCGAGATCAGGTTCATGGTCTCGCCGCGGCGCAGCAGGCCGTGAATGACCGGCTGCCGCAGCTGTGGGTACTGTGCCCGC